GCGTCTGCAGCGCTATGCCCGCTCGGGCTTCCGCCGCCTGCCCACCGAACACCTGGATGCCAGCCTGGCCATGATGGTCGTGGTCTGAGTCACTCGTCGGGTACTCTTTCAGAAACGCCGCAGTCTCAGGACTGGCGGCGTTTTTTATGGTGTATCAAGGCACCTGAGTGGGGGAGTGACCGCTTTGGCACAGGGTTGGGGCCTGGGAAATTTTGGGGTCGCTAATGTTGGTGCGGGTTTGCGAGCGATTTGAGGCCTGTGGGGCATCTTGGCGGCTTTGGCACCGAATGGGCCGACCAGGGGCACAGAACGGCCAGAATGGGCCGTTAACGCGCTGAATAGGGCTGCGCGTGGGATTTCCGGTTTCCCTTGTGTATCAGGCGCTTAGGGGGCATGTTTGGCCGCGTAGCCAGGAATCTGCCTCTGTTCCAAGGTCGGAAGTCTTGAGGTCGGAAGCTGTTCCGCTTCCAACCTCAGAATACTTATACAAATCAAAGAGATACTTGAATTGGCGTCAATCTTCAAAACTTCCGACCTCGGGGGAGGTTGGTAGTGATAGATTGAGCATTTAAAGGCTCATCGCAAAGAAAAACGCCCAACCTGCAAGAGAGTGGGCGTCTTTAAAAGTGTGATCGCGAGGCTTTAAAACAACGCTCGCTGTCTTCGTTCTGGTGGGGCTGTCACCCCCAAGCTCGCCACGATTCTGACCACCTGACCTTCGGTAAGACCATGCTCTGCAGCGATCTCACGGGCTGTCTTGTCAGACCCATAGTCGGCAGCGATGCGTGCATTGCGCACGGCCAACAGGGCGCGCTCGGCCTTGGGCAGCTGGAAGTGCTGCAAGCCGCCGTACTCTTGGCTGAGCTTTAAAAGATTGTCCAAGCCGATTAGGGCTGCATAGGGGTGGTCTGCTTGTGCGCGGTCCACCGTGGGAAAGTAAACCCGCAGTCCGCCATAGACCCTGACCAGAGCCATGGTGGCCTTTAAACCGACCAGGCGCTCAAAGTCCCGCAGCAAAGGTGGCAGCAGGTCAATGGGAACTGGGATGGCGTGGGTCATGCAAAGGAACTCCGGTGTTGAGGCTATTGGTGCTGGGTTGCTTTGGCGCGGTCCAGCATGGACTTCAGGGCTTCGATGACTTTGGATGCCAGGGCGGTAGGGAGGAATTTCAGGTCAGAGAAGCTGGTGCCGGTTGTCCTGGCCACGAATGTGAGCAGTGCCGCATCGCTGGCATCGCGCAGGCCACCTGCCTGGTCGAGCTTTTTCCAGAGCCACTTGATCTTTTCCGGCTGACCGAAAGGTTTAAAGCTGGCTTTCGGTTTAAAGCCCAAGGTGGCCATGTGGTTCAGTACCTTGGCCCGGCCTGCGGCGTCGAGGTCTGCCGAGCTGGACTTGCCTGTCAGGTTGTTGAGGTGAAAGCGGTAGTCGTCGTCACTCCATCCCAGCTTGGAGCGGCCCTGGTGGATGTGACCCAGCTCGCGACGGCGCAGGGTGGCCTCTTGGGCGGGGCTGGAATGAGCTGTAAAGCGGCGCGGACCGTATTGAGTCATGGCGTTTAAACAAGTGAGGTGAACAGACCGTGTTGCGGGTCCGCATCGCGGTGCTGGAGGAAGCAGGAAGGGCAAAGGTGCTGATTGCGGCCAATCTGGCGGGCATGTGCCTCACACAGAGGTGCATCGCAGGTCTTGCTCTGACCAGTAGGTGCTTGGCCGTCGCAGAGATAGTCGCTGGCCACCATGCAGATCTGCTCGTGGCCAGCGATGAGGACGCGGGCACCGCAGGGATCAGGTAGCTTGGAGCCACGCATGTGGACCATGCCGAAAGATGTGCGGTAGTAAGGCATCAGTGCGCTACCTGCGCTGAAGGAAGTGCGGTCACAAGCGCAGCGGCTGCAGGTGTAGTAGCCGAGGCAGCGCAAGTGCCTGCCAGACCAACGCATAGCCGGAAATCGATGATCCCGACCAGGCCCAGCAGCCAGAGGACGATCACGATGGTCCCAACGTGGTGACGAATGGTTTTCATCGCAATTGCCTCGGTTTTGACGGAATGGCGGCGGTCTCGCCATGTGGCATACGGACTTGGCCGGGACGTACCAGCTTGAATTCCACGCTGGGCTGATTGGCTTTCACCTCGTAAACATAGGCACCATCGTCATAGTGCTCGCGGCACTCGAATGCGTCTTGCATCAGCTCGGCCACTTTCATTGCTTTTGCAGAGGGCAGCAGATAGTCGTAATGGCCGATAGTCAGGCAGGCCATCTGTACGGTTTTGGCGGGGGCGCGGCTCATGTCAGCAACCCTTGCGCGGGCATGCCGCCAATGCCGTGCTGGAGCTGGGCATCGCGCCCAGCCATAAAGCCAGCTGTGAAGTGACCGGCATTCAACTTGCGGCCTGCCAGCGAGTTTCGAACCTTGCCCTGAGTCATCTCACCGTATTCACGCTGGATGTAGGTGAGCAGCAGTTGCTTGTCTGTCGCAGGTTGGGCGAAAGCTCGGACTTTCTCTTCCACGCCAGCAACCCATCCCGCCGCGAACTGGTCACCACGCACCGTCTTGGTGGCCTGCTTGCAGTTGCGGGGCTGCTTAGCAATGTGAGCCTGGCGCTGGCGCGCACATTGGCGCACTAACACTTCGCAGGCATAGGCGGCAATCGTGTGCGCATGGCTGATGCCAACGAACACCCAATCACGCTTGCGGATGAAGTTGCCTGCTGAGTTGAAGTCTTCGCTGACGATGGCGAACTGCTCGCAGCCAAAGGCGCTGGCCACAAGACGGACCAGACGCACTTCCCAGACATTGGCAGCCGAGCTGCTGGCGCGGGCTTTGGCTTCGCCCACATCCAACAGAGAAATATCGGTTTCCTCTAGCTTGAATTGCTCCATCAGCTTCTGCGCCTGGCGCAGGGCTGTTGCAGCCTCGGACTCATTGGCGCTACGGCTCATGGCCAAGCATTTCTTGATTTTCTTGAGCGCTTCGTCGCGTGTCATTGGGGCTCCTTGGTGTCAATCCAGAGACCGTAGGTGTTGCGACCAAGATGGCGCAGAGGCACGGGATAGCTGGCGGTGGTCGTGATGCGCCAGCTGGGCTTCTGGTCCACCTGGTGGAGAGCCGCTACGGCTTCTTGCACCTTGGTTGCATCGACGTCATCGCTGGCATCAAACGTGACGACGGTTTTCCAGGCTCCTGCGGTGTTGACCTGCAGTTGCGCGGGGCGGCGTTGTGTGGGGGCAATTGGCATGACCGCTCCTTTAAACGTCAGTCGGGCCAACGGCCTGCTTTACGCTGCAGCTCAAGACATGACCATTGCCCAGGTCGATATTCAGAACATTGCCGCCCAGGCAGTTCAGCCCAATGACCGTGCGCAAGGTGAAGTCCACGATCTTGGCCGTCTGAACAACGGGCAGGCCTTCTGCACCATCGCAAGTGCAGACCGAGTGGGCGACGTCGGTGGTGGTTGCGGTACGGGGCGTGCTCATACAGCCGCCAGGTCCAATGGAATGGCCTTGTACTGGTCCGAGTCACCAATACGCTCGTACACACGCACATAGACTGCGGTGCCGGTGGTCTGGATGCTGTCGCGGATGGCTTCCATGGCGCGCTTCCATTCGGCGTCGTCAATCTCCAGGCGCATCAAGTCAAGCACAGCCGAGGTCTTGATCTGGCCCTTCGTGTCCTTGCTGAAGGCGCGGTCTACGATGGCGCGGATGTTGTCGTTGGCTCCCTCGCTCCAACGCGCAATGCACTGGTTGATCAAGGCTTTGGCCGCTTCGATCTCCTCCGTGAACTGAATGCGGTCGGCTACCGAACGCTGCACTTTGTACTTGCCGTCATAGCTGCTGATGGACACATTGCCCTTCTTGCCGCCCAAGGTCACCTCATAGCGCTCGCCAGCAATCTTGATCAGGTCAGCCATATCGCCCAGGGCCTTCTTCTTGAAATCAGACAACGCTTGATTCAGCGCCGAAGCTTGGCTTGCCAGGTTGCGTGCGACCTCATCACGCATCAGGTCTTGCTCGCGCACATTGGCGCGGGGCACCAGATGGCCAAGGGCGTTTTTCATATATCCATCAGGAGTTTTTTCAGACATGGTCATTCCGTTTTTGTGGTGGTTAAAGGTTGCGTGGATCAGCAGCGCTGGCCACGACTGGGGATCTGGCCGAAGTCCAGCGCACCCTGCCGAGCAGGGGTGAAGGAGGGCGGCACATAGTTCGTGCCGTGGAAATTGAAGGTGCGGGGTGGAACCAGCTCCGCTGGCTCGGCCTGCTTGATAGCTGGGTGATGCTGCGCACCCTTCTTGTGCGATGCGCGGGTGCCAGGGAACATGTCATGGGCGGAGGGGCTGATCTCCCAGGTACGGAACTTGGGCGAGAAGCGAACCCATCCAGCGATGCTCAGGTTGTTGAGGCGCTTGGTGATCTCATTGGCCGTCTGTCCCTTCATTGCGGAATTCAGCTCGGTGCGGTTGGTCGGGCCGAATTTGCGCAGGTAATCGACAATGGCTTTGGACTCCGCGATCAAGGTGGATTGATGGCGCATTGCAGGCTCCTAGTGAAGGTATGAAGGGGGAGGCGTTCCCGCATCAGACGTATGCGCGGGCTGCTGATTGATTTCGGACAAAAGGAGGTCTGCGGCGCTCGCCATGGCATCGCAGGCCCTCGCAACCTGATCCAGGCAGCCGCGTTGCTTGGCGGCGTTGAGGTAGGCCGTCATCAAAGCGTTGAGAGCAATTCCGGTTTCGGCATTGCCAAGCACCTGCAGCACTTTGTTCGACAGCTCCTGAACCTGAATGAAGATTTCGTCGCTGGGCATGCTCATGCGAACACCCCGCGCATCTCGACATATCCAGTGATGGATGCAATCAGGAAGCTCAAGGCCATGAACATCACGAAGAAGAACAGCACCATGGCGACCTTCTCGCAGCGGCTCATGGGCGCATTGCCTGCGTGTTCAATGGTCCAGCTGGGCAGCTGGGGCTGTTGAGTCTTTGAAGACTTAGGCATGAAGGTGTTCTCCTTTGAGTAGTTGAGAGAGACGCTCGCGGTGCATGAGGGTGAAATCGGAGTAGTCGTCGGCGGCGCAAGCGATGGCGTAGCGACGGTCGACCTGGTAGGCCCGCATCAGGCGTTTGGCGCGGCGCTTGATCCAGCCCAGAGGCGGGCGTTGGTAGTCGGCTTCGGACATAGGCAGTGCCAGGTTGATCACCAGCGGCAACTGGCCGTCTTTACAGAGGTGATGCATTGCTGCCCTCCTGAGCTGTGCAGATGGGGATGACCTTGCGACTGCCTCGGGCCTTTAAAGGGCGGACAACAGGCGGAGCGCTGGCATCTCGGTGCTTGCATTGACGGCAGGCCTGCCAGTGCTGCATCTCGCGTGGGCTGGATGTCGGAGCCTCGCGGTGTGCATAGGCTCGGCATTGCTCAGCGGTGATGACCTGGTCATCACCACCGGACTCCGCTGTGAGGTGCGGGCAGGAGTAGCGGCCAAAGGTGTGGACTACCTTGTCGGCGATCCGGTCTGTCTTTGCGGTGCCATCTCCATAGCAGCCGCTGCCATTGAGCACCTGACTCAATGCAGCAGCGCTGATGCCGAGCTGTCTGGCCACCTGGGCACGCACTGCTCCTGGCTGCTGAACGCGGTTGCTCAGCATGGCAAACCAAGGCTCTGACTGATATGCCAAGTTCATGCCTTGCCCTCCGTCTTTGCAGCTGCTTGAACAGCGCCAATGGCAGGAGGCGTTGGGCCGAGATCCACGCACAAAACGTAGCGCAAGTGGCCGTCGATGCGCTTGGCACTGATCTGCACCGCATCGGGATACGCGGCGTTCCATTCACGCAGATGGCGGCTAATGCGGGTCTGCAGCGTGGTCGTGTCTTCGCCTGCATCGGCTAGGACGGAGACCGCATCGGCAGAGGTCAGGGCTGTGCGAATCCGAAACAGCGACCAAAGGCGGTAGCGCAGCGTGTGGCCTTTAGGCTGGCGGCGGTTGTGCGCAACCAAGGTCTCAGCGTTGGCTTTGCGTGCAGCTGCTTGCTGTGTAGCTCGGCAAATTTCCAATCCGTTCTCTGTGAGCTGCCAAGTCTGCGGATTTGTAGGACGGCGGTATCCATCAGGAACGGCATGCGGAGCCTGTGTCAAAACGCCGCGCTGTTTGAGCATGGTGCAGGCTAGGCGGGCGGTCTTGGAAGAGCCCAGCTCAGGCAACCAGCCAAACAGATCGGACGATGTGAATGGCTGTGGCTTGCGACCCATTTGACGTGCAAGACCAATCATGGCCACGGGGATGAACCAACCTGCGGGCTTCATTTCGTGGCTCCACGGTTGCGACCCAAAGGCTTACCTGTGAACTCAGGGCACAGGGGACGGCCTTTGATGAGGTCCAAGGTGACCTCGTCCCAGCCGTTTGCATCCGCCCAGGCTTCGATATTGGCGATGGCGTTGAGCAGCAGACGCATGCGGCCTTCTGCCTGGCGCAGCATCTCGGGCAGCACATCATCTGCAATCCGAACCTCAGCCTTGGCCGCGACCGTGGCCTTGACGTCCTCCAGGGAGATGGGCTGCAGCTCGACCACCTTGGCCACCCGGCTGGCGATGTGGCCGAAGCGCGCCACCTTCATCGGGAAGTGCTCCATACCAACCAGAAAGCACATGGTTCCGGTCAGGTCGGTGATGTCGCGGATGACTTCAAGCAAGCTGGCCGTGGAGCCCACCAGGAAGTCGGCCTCATCAATGATCATGGGGACCATCTCGACGGCCAGCTTGCCGATGATGCGAGCCTGCACCTCCTGATTGCGGCCAGTCTTGGCCAGCCCCATCTTTTCAGCGAGCACATCCAGCATGGCGCGCTTGGTCCAGGTGCTCTGGGCACGAACAAACACCCAACCACTATCAGCCGCCCAGCGCTCAGTCAGTTCAGATTTGCCAATGCCGTAGTGGCCTTGGATCAACACCAGCCCGGCCTCGCGGGCACCACGCTTTTCAACCAGCTTCTGGGCTTCGGACAAGCGCTTGAAGTTTTCAGTTTTGACAAAGCCTCGTTTCACAGTACAGTTCTCCTGCTCGTATTTCTTAAAAAAAATCTCTGGCACGCTCTGTGGCGGTGGCACCCGTCACAGAGCACTCTTAAAACCGGGTGCTTCCCCCTCGTTCTTCCACCCCAGACCCCGTCCCTCGTAGTAGTCGCGCAGATCGGCATAGCTGTCTGAAGCCGTGTAAGTGCGCAGCCATCTGCTGTCGGCCTCAGTCCATTCCTCCTGGTTACGCATCAGCCACTCGTAGCGGTCGCTTGGGGTGTCAAAGAAAGGCCTGCCTGCAGCTGCTTGCGCAGCCACTTCCGTGGAGGGAGAGTTGATGGCGGAGACAGGTGTCTCCACGAAGGAGGGCACCGTCACGAATGGGGTGCTTGGCTCCGGCAGGGAAAGGGGTGTGGTGTCCACAGTTGGACCCAGCTCGCGCAGTGCGGTGTCGATCTGCAGCTCGCGGCGCTTGACGGCCTGGGCCACGCGTTTTTCGCGCGCCATTTGAATGACCGGCTTGGGGAAGTAGTCGATGCGGTTGGCATCCCACTGGGCCTCGCAGACGAACTCACCGCCCAGCGTGTAAATCAACACATAGTTCGGGTTGTGAATGTCGTAGCGCACGCTGACTTCACGGCCATCGATATCACGGCGCATAAGGTCGGGAGCTTGGTAGAGCTGATTGAAGAATTGGACTTGGCCGCGCTTGGCGGTGCGAATCACGCCAGGCATGAACAGCGTGCGCAACTCCATGGCGTTGAGCATGACCAGCTTGGATGGATCAACACGAGCTTCGAACACTTCCATCGGCGTCATGTGCTTACCGTCAGAACGCTTTGGTAAGCCCCGGTGACGGTGCTGTGTGTTGTATTCGTGGACCATCACTTCGATGCCATCCACGAACTGTTTCCAGGTCGGAGCCTTCGGGGTCAGTTGAATGATTTCGCCGGTCTGCTCCGAGCGCTTGATGGCGCGCTGTTCCTTTGCAAGCGATGCAGCTACCTTGCGGAAGGTGCCCGCGTCCACATCGCCGCCCTGGTAGCTGCCAAACCTGCGTGCAGCATTGATGGCATGGGTCTGCCAGCTGCGCTCAATGATCCCGTGGCCCTGGGGCTTGCCTGGCAGGCCCAAACGGTGGTCAATGCCAAGGCGGGCGCAGATGCCATCGATTGGGCAGTCCATCGTTTTCGCGGTCTCGCCAGCACCGTTGTCACCGTAGAGGATTGCGGGGATGCCGTATTGGCCTACTGCGTGGCGCAGGGCATCACCCACTGCAATCACGTTCTCTGAAAGATTGACAGACCATCCCACGATCAGACGAGTGAACACATCCAGCACCACGGTCAGCTCAGGGGCGAATGGCGCTCCATGATCGGGATGGCGAACCTTGGCTTTAAAGGTGTGGCCATCAATCACGAACACATCGCCAAAATCCATCGCGCTGGCATCGCGACGCATGAATGGCAGCTTGGCATCGCGCTGCGCGCCGGTATGGCGGGACTTGATCAGGGCCACACTGGCTTCTGCAGACTGGCCGAGCTTGTCAAGAACGCGGCGGGCACGGTGATAGAGGCTGCGCCACTCGTCAAAGTCGCGGCCCAGCATGCGGGTGACTTCTTTGGCTGCGCCGCTGAGCTTGCGAAAGCGGTGGTCCCGGCTATGAAATAGACCCAGCACAGCGGCTACGTCATCAGCGACCTCGGGTGCTTTGGGTTGAGGCGCAGTCGGCAGCAATGCTGTCCAGCCGCCGTCGCGGTGCATGCCAAACCAGCGCTCCAATGATCGGGCGCTGACTTCATTGCCGCGTGCGCGCTGGTTGGCCTGGCGGGCAACCTTGCGGATCTCTTCGCCTGCTTCTCCGGTGACGATGCGAGCCGCCAGCAAGGTACAGGCACCGCGCAGGCCATGCATTGGTATCAGATCCTGCACCAGGTGAACCAGACGAATGCGAGCATCTGCGAGGTCCTTTTCTGCTTGGCTGGGCATGTAGACCGCAGTGATTGCAGGAGTGGCCACCGGCAGAAAGCTGCGCACAGCAGGGGTGTCGACAACGGCCAGGGCTTTGGAGCCTGCGGCTTGAATCGCTTCTGCTGAAATCGCTGCGCGGGTCTCTTCTGGCAAGGCGCTGCAGTCATATTCCAGACCGCCGCCACCTGTGCGCCCAAGGCGTGGACGAGAAGGGACGTTCAAGCGGGCGAGCTTGTCACGCACTGCACGTTCAGTCATGACGAAGCAAGGCAGGCCCGCGATTTCTCGGGCGGTGAGCCAAGTCATGGGCGACGCTCCTGGCTGAGTTTGCGGATGTTGCCCTTGCGAGTCACTTCGATCTTCACTGTGCGTGACTGCGCTCGGGTACGTGGCACCGCATAGCGGGTGGGCCAAATCTCTGCGGGCTGTAGCTCCAGAGCAGCTGCCACGATCTGTTCAGCAGCCCACCAATGGGTGGTCAAGACACGCTGAAAGTGTGAGTAGCCGTGTGCGTGAGCAAGTTGACGAAGGCTTACACCTCTCTTTTCGAGTGCCGCCTTCACATCAGCAGGGTGCCAATCAGCTGTTGGCTTACATTTTTGTGTGTCCATGGGCATGATGATAGACACATAAAAATGTGTACGCAACAACTTTATCTACATTGAGGTGTGTTTCGTGTATTTAAAAAAGTGTTGCGAAAAGGGGTTTTTCTCGCTATACGGGACAGCTTTTTTCCATGTGCATGCTTTAATGTGTTCATTGACACACTTAAATGTTTGCTGCTTCAACTGGTATGCCTGTAATGGACACAACTAACTCTGATCAAAGAGATGCCTACGCCGTGGCGCTTGGCGATCGCATACGTTCGTGCCGCTCAGGAATGACTCGGGAAGAATTTGCAGCGCTGCTTGAGCTGCATGTGAACACCGTGGGGAAGTTCGAGCGCGGAATCACCATCCCTGACGCGTACACGCTCATTCGGATGGCTGCCATTGGCAAATGCTCACCCGACTGGTTGATGACTGGCGAGACCAAGGCGGCTGGTGTCGAGTTCAGCGTTCAGGCGGTTGAGCGCAGTGACTTTGTGTATGTGCCGCACTTCGATGTGGCCATGTCGGCGGGCAATGGTGCGTTCTGTGATGTGGAGCATGTGATTGCGATGCGTCCGTTTGATGCAGGCTTCATCCGCAATGCTTTGGGCATTCATCACAACGAGCTGGCAGTTGTCTCCGTTGTAGGCAATTCCATGGAGCCTTATCTGCGCTCAAAGGATCTGGCCATGCTGGATTTACGCGCCCGTGATGTGTCCACAGAAGGTATCCACGCCATACGTTTGGATGGCGCACTGATGATCAAGCAGCTGCAGCGCTTGCCAGGCAAACTGCGCGTGAGCAGTGCAAATACCGAATACGCACCGTTTGATGTCGATGGTGCAGAAGAACAAAGAGATTTTTCCGTAATAGGCCGAGTGCGCTGGGGAGGCGTCACTTTTGATTGAGGGAGGTATCCATGCAAGTTACGTGTCCTAAATGCAATCACGTCAACGGAGCGGCTTCGGGTGATCCGCTGGATAGTTGCCCAAGTTGTGGCCTGATTTACTCACGGTTTGACGCAGCCGCAGCCATGCGGGAGCGCGTTTTTAGGGCTCGCAATACTGGCGACTTTTCCGGTATTCCCCGTGACCAAATTCCACAGGAACTGTGGCCACAAGCGGCGTCGGGGGTGATCGTTACTACCACTCCCATCGTGCCAGGCCGAGCAGTTGCCCAGGTGCTTGATGTCGTTTCAGGTGAGTGCGTCTACGGCGTGAATGTCCTGCGGGATCTTCTATCTGCTGCCGTGGATATTACGGGTGGTCGTAATGGGTCAGCTCAGAAAGTGCTTCGCGATGCACGCACAGCAGCTATAGCGCAAGTGAAGGGTGAAGCATTCGGAATTGGAGCGGATGCCGTGATTGGTCTTCAGTTCACCTTTAATGAAATAGCTGGCGGCGGTAAATCGATGATTTATGCGGTGGCGGCAGGCACGGCAGTGAAATTGTCCGCATGATCAGGTTCGTGCCCTGATAGCTTTTGCTGCAAAAGATTTGGCAATCGGATACATGAGGAAAAGGCGCTGTTTATTGACGATGTTCTTGCAGGCGTGATACCTTAAATACCCACCTTACTCAGCTCAGGCCAGCATTTGCGGGCCTTTTTTGTTTATGCCTACCTCGCGACAGTCGAGGGCATGGCAAACACAACTTCTCTCGGAAAAACGGTACTGCGCTTTGGCATCCCGCTGGTGCTGGGTGGTGGTGCTTATGTGGGCTATATCTCTGGTTATGAAGATGGCCCGGCCAAGCGCGATGGCACGCCGCAATTTAAAAATGTGGTCTATGCAGATACGCTGGCTGCAGGCCTGCCCACGGCCTGTGTAGGCTTGACCAGACACGCCAGCCCTGTGCCGGTGGTGCTGGGAGATTACTGGTCCGATGAGCAATGCATGGCAGTGGGCAGCCAGGTGCTGGCCAAGGGGCAGGCCAAGGTGCTGGACTGCATTAAGGTGCCAGTGACTCAACCCATTCTGGATGCCTTCTCCAGCCATAGCCATAACAACGGCGAGCCGTCGACCTGTGCCAGTCGCGCTATGGGCTTGCTCAATGCAAAGCGCTATGAAGAGTCCTGCGATGCCTTGGCACATGCGCCAAGTGGCACGCCGGTCTGGAGCTATACCAAAACCGGAAAGCGCAATGCCAAAGGCGAGTGGGAATATCGCTTTGTTCAGGGTCTCTACAACCGCCGTTTAAAAGAGCGCTCTGACTGTTTGAAGGGGGTGGCGCTGCTGCGCGCCAACTACGACTTTGCCTCCGGCAGCTGGAGGGCGCAGCCATGAATGTTGATATTTCGGACGCCGAATGGAGCCTCATTCAAGAGGCTCGCACCAAGCAAGCCGCGAAGCGCCAAGCGGAAGATTTCCGTTTAGCTGTGGCGGAAACCGCAGCTGAGTTTTTTCGCTATCTGGACAAGGCTGGCATGGAGCCGTCGTTCCCAGAGTTCGTGGGTGGTTTTGGCTATCAGGATGAAGCCGCAACGCTTGTTTACGAATACGTGCTTCAACTGCGGAAGGTGCTCTGGAAATGAAGCGCTTTCTCGACACCATTTGTGCTGGGTTGCTGGTGCTGGCTGTGGTGCTTTGCTTTGCGCTCAGCTTTGGCATCAAGCACTACCGACAAAAAGCTCTGACTGTGGGTCGTGAACTGCAACAGCTGCAAGACAGCGTGGCAGTGCAAAACCGTACCGCTGCCGCAGAGTTGGCGCGGCTAACCCTTGAGCGCAACGCGGCCCAGGCACAGCTGGATCAGCTTTATCAACAGCAGGAAGAAACCGATGTCCTGGCAGTCCAAGAAATCGCTCGCCTTAGCAATGAGCTTGAGCAGCGCCCTGTGCGGGTGCGCATCGTCGCCAGCTCCACAACCTGTGGGCCAGGTCGTGGTGGCACCACAGGTGAACAAGCCAGCGCCGCCGACCCTGGTGCAGCAGACACAGCCCAAGCCTACGGGCTACTTCCTGAAAGCAATTCCATCCGCCTTAGAGCAGTGAGCGCAGAGGCTGAAACGATCAACGCGGCCTATGCATCCTGCCGGGCCGCCCTGTTTGCCAACAACCCCTAAACGTCATGAGCGAAGACAACAACAACGAACGTCGACAAGAGCTGCTGCTGCTCGGTCAGATCCACGGTCTGGTCCAGTCCCTCAAAGATGGGCAAGACCAGCAAAACCGCCGTATGGACCGGATGGAACAGCGCATGGAGGAGCATTACAACGGCCTGGATGAACGCCTGCGCGAGGTGGAGAAGAAGGCGGCTGTGGCTGGTGCTCTGTCTGGTGGTGCCGTCGCTGTGGGCACAGCCCTGGTCGTGGAAGGCATCAAGACTTATTTCCGTGGCGGTGGCCTGGGGAACTAATGGCACACGGAAAAGAAAAGCGAACCCAGCTCCGTGGCCTGTATGTGTTTCAGCGCATGGCCATGGAGGCTGCTTGTAAAAAATTGGGCGTTCCCCGCAGCACGGCCAACCGCTGGAAGCAGGAAGCGGCGGACCAGGGCGATGACTGGGAGACGGCTCGCGCAGCGGTGGCCATGGGCGATGAGAACTTCAAGAACCTCTCGGCCAAGCTGCTGGAGGACTACCTGGTGCAGCACCAGGCCACCATGAATCTGCTGCGTGATGACAAGAAGATGGGACCGCGTGAGCGTGCCGAGACCTTGGCCAGCATGAGCGATAGCTTCAACAAGACCATGTCCAGCTTTAAGCGCCTGAATCCCGAACTGGACCGGCAGGCCGTGCAGCTCGACATCATTCAGCGCTTTGCCGCCTTCGCCCAGCAACGTTTCCCACAGCACCTCGCTGCGCTGGTGGAGATGTTGGAGCCGTTTGGCGAAGAACTGGCGAAGGGGCGTTGATGCTGATCCCTGTGATCTCGTTTGTGGCTATCTGGCTGCTGTTTGACGGGCAGTACTTCAAGGCATTCTTGCTTTTGCTGGCCGTCTCGGGAGCCCGCCATGCATGAGTACACCTTCGCCATTGATGCACCGCAGCGGTGGTGCTTGTTGCCAAAGCTGAGCCGCTATGAATGCGGCCAGTGGCAGTTCAAATGGCTGTGCATTTATGTGCATCGCCTGTGGGTGGAGTAGGCCATGGCCAAGAGCAGCAAAGACTTTCTAGCGGGCCTGACCTCTCTGGCTGATGATCTGCGCAAGCAGATCGACGCCAATCTGGACGGCTGGGACACCAACCCAGCAGCCATTGCCGAACGTCGCCGCAAGGTCTGCGATCCGGTCAATGGCTTCGAGTACTGGGACCGCAACTACTTCCCTCACTATGGCCGGGCCGAGCCCAGCGAGCTGCACAAGTACCTGTACAAGCGCCTGCCGGAGATCATCAACACGCCTGCAGGCCAGCGTGATGCCATTGCCGCGCCGCGTGGTGAGGCCAAGTCCACCAAGATCAGCATGAGCTTTGTGAGCTGGTGCCTGGTCATTGGAGCCAAGTGGTACGCCATCATCGTCATGGACGCTTTTGAGCAGGCAGCCGAGATGTTGGAAGCCATCAAAGCCGAGCTGGAGGCCAACCCGCGCATTGCCAGTGACTTCCCCGAGGCCTGTGGCCAGGGGCGGGTGTGGCGTGCGGGTGTGATCGTTACAGCCCATGGCCGCAAGGTGGAGGCGTTTGGCTCCAGCAAGAAGATCCGGGGCCGTCGCCATGGTGCGCATCGCCCTGATCTGGCGATTTGCGACGATATCGAGAACGACGAGAACGTCAACACCCCGGCCCAGCGCGACAAACTGCAGTCGTTTGTGACCAAGAGCGTGCTCTCGCTGGGACCGCCTGACGATTCCATGGATGCCATTCTGGTCGGCACCGTGCTGCACTACGACAGTGTGCTGGCTCGCTTTTTGAAGAACCCGCTGTGGAATCGCAAAGTCTTTAAAGCCATCATTAAATGGCCGCAGCGCATGGACTTGTGGGAGCAGTTTGAAGGCCTGCTGCTCAATGCCGATACGCCCCAGCAGGGCGAAGCCGCCGCGATGGCTCTCTACAAAGAGCAGCAGACGGAGATGGAGCTGGGCGCTCAGGTGTCCTGGCCAGCGCTGCGCCCCTTGGTCAAGCTGATGATTCGCCGCGCCCGTGAAGGGCATGACGCTTTTGACAGCGAGCAGCAGAACGATCCAGTCGCGGGAGAGGATGCACCGTTTGCCAAGAGCATTCAATTCTGGGTCAACCGCCTGGCTGAATGGATTTTCTATGGGGCATGCGACCCGAGTCTGGGCCGGGCAGGCAACAGCCGCGACCCGAGTGCTATCGGGATCGGTGGCTACAACCGCGAGACTGGCGTGATGGACGTGGTCGAGGCCCAGATCAAAAAGCGCGTACCAGACAAGATCATCAGCGACATCATTGAGCTGCAGCGCGAGTATGGCTGCATTGTCTGGGGCTTCGAGTCGGTGCAGTTCCAGGAGTTTCTGCGCACCGAGCTGGTCAAGCGCAGCGCCAAGCTGGGCGTACCAGTACCGGCGAGAGCACTCATTCCCACCACTGACAAGCTGCTGCGCATTGAAAGTCTGCAGCCCCATATGCACAACGGCCTGATCCGTGTGCACAGCAGTCAAACCACGCTGATTGACCAATTCCGCCACTTTCCCAAAGCCGACCACGATGACGGTCCCGACATGGTGCAGATGCTTTACATGCTGTGCGTCACCGGCGGCATTGCCGCTGCGGCGCAGGGCGGCAACACGAATAACCATCAGGCGCAGACGGCCCGCGAGCGCTACGCGCGCCAAGCATCGCGAATGTTCAGAAAGGCAAGCTAATCATGTCGTGGACTCAACGTTTTATAAATGCTTTTGGCTTTGGCCAGGCAGAACCATCTGAGTCTCGGTCGCAGCCGCTGCGCGAAGCCGTCAGCGCCCAGGGTAATGGCGAGGAAGGCTGGCGCAGGCTCGGTGGCGGGCTGGAGAGCATCAATGAGCGGGATCTTGCTCCCATGGCTCAAGACCGCATGCAGAAGCTTGCCGAATATCTGTGGCAGAGCAATCTGCTGGCCAATCGCCTGACCGAGCTGCCGCTGGCCTATTTGCTGGCCGAGGGCGTCTCTTTGCAGTGCAAACACGAAGAGCATCAGGTACTGCTCAATACGTTCTGGACCGACCCCATCAATAACTGGCCGCTGAAGCTGCAGGGCAGAGTGCGCGCCCTGGGCTTGCTGGGCGAGCAGTGCTATATCGCGAATGTGCGGGATGGCGACGGCTTTGTGCGGCTGGGTTATCTGGACCCGCGCCAGATCGCCACCGTGGTCAATGACCCCGGCAACCCTGAGCAGCCCATTGGTGTGGTCACCAAGCGCGACAACCGGGGGCGTCAATATAAATACAGAGTGATCGTCCTGGGCGAGGACGCGGAGCTGTTCAGCGAGAACACTTGCCGTATTCGCACCGAAGAATTTACAGACGGTGAGTGTCTGCTGTACCAACTCAACAAGTTCCCCAATGGCAGCCGTGGCCGTTCGGATCTTCTGGGCCAGATGGACTGGCTGGATGCCTATGACGAGTTTCTGTTCAATGAGCTGGACCGTATTGGCTATCTACGCTCTTTCGTTTGGGATGTGGAGCTGAAGGGCGCGGACGATGCGAAGGTCAAGGAATACGAAAAAACCTTCGTGCCACCTGGCCCTAACAGCACGTTTGTGCATAACGACAACGTCTCGCTGACAGCCAAGAGTCCAACGCTCCAGGCCGCCGATACCAGTGAGAGCGCTCGCCTGCTGCGCAATCATGTATTGGGTGGCAGCACCATGCCCGAGCACTGGTTTGGTGGCGGTGGGGATGTGAATCGCGCTGCAGCCACGGAAATGGGTGAGCCCACTTTCAAGATGTACAGCATGCGCCAGGCGTTCTTGAAGATCATGCTGGAAGAGATTGGCCGCCATGTCTTGCTGTGCCATGCTCGCACCAAGGGCATCACGCCAGACTGGTCGGATGATGCATGGCAGGTCACAGCAGTCTTCCCAGAGCTGCTCAACCGCGATATCACCAAGTTCGCCAGTGCTATGCAGCAGTTGGTTTCTTCGGTGGTGCAGATGATTGATGCGGGCCTGATGACTGAAGAGACCGCGCTGAAGATCGTGGCCGATGTGGCCCAGCGCTTTGGCCAGGACTTTGACGCCAAGACCGAGCTGGAGGCTGCGCGCAAGGAAGCTGCCGCGCGCAAAGCCAAGAGAGACGCTGAAGACGTTTTCACCAATTTGCCTGCAGATCTGGCTGCAGCACGGGCTGAAGCGTCTGGCGAGAGTCATGCCTAAGAAAGCCAAAAGCGAGCAGGAGCTGGGCCAAAAGCCGGACCAAGCATTTGAGGCTGAGCTGGCCAGGCGCTTGCGCGAGCGTGCCCAACTGCTCCTGACTGGAGAAACCCAGGTTCTGCTGCTGCTCAAAGAGGCCCGCGATCAGATCCTGGTCACGTTGGCAGGCCTTCCTGCCGATTGGCAGCAGCTACAGCTCTCGCGCTTGTTGGGCCAGATTGAGGACGTCCTGGCCGGGGCCACCAGCCGTGCCGGGGCCTTGTTTGAAATGCGCATGCAGGATGCCTGGACCTTGGGCGAGGATTTTGTGGACAAGCCCCTGGCCATCATTGGCCATCGCGTGGAGCTGCAACTGGCTCAGCTCGATGTGGGCGTGCTCAAACAGATGAAATCCTTTGGATCGCTGCGGCTCAAGGACGTTGGCAACGATGCCGCCCGCAAGATTGGTCAGCAGCTGGGTCAGACCACTATCGGTGCGCAGACGCCCTACCAGGCCATCCAGGCGGTGCAGAAGATTCTCGGGGCCGAGTCACCCAGGCGCGCGGCCACCATTGTTCGCACGGAAGTCAGCCGGGCTTTTGCCGTGGCATCCAATGAACGCTTGCAGCAGGCCGAGCCCCTGGTGCCAGGCCTGGGCAAGCAGTGGCGGCGCAGTGGCAAGATCCACAGCCGCTGGAATCACGACATCATCGACGGCCAGGTCGTGGAGGCCAGCAAGCCCTTCAAGGTGCCCAATCCTGGCGGTGGCTTTGACAAGATGCAATGCCCTCATGACCCCAGGGCTCCGGTCGAGCAGATCATTCACTGTGGGTGCATTTCCATCCCTTGGATGAAGAACTGGAAGGTGATGACGCCAGGTGCCAAGCCCTTTACCGAGCGCGAGCTGCAGCTGGATGGACGCAAGGCTGCGCTGGATCAGGCGGCGAAGAAAGCGGGGCGGCGCGTGGAATGACGGCTGTGCGCCTTTAAACCACTAGGCAGCGGCCACCCCAAGGGGAGCCTGCCGTAATCGCCTTGGCGAGCGATTTAAAGGTGGTTTAAAGATATCCAGCCCCGCTGATGTGTCGGGCGATCTCATCCTTGCGACAAATCCTGCTAAATTCCGTCGCAACTCCAGCCCTGCATGTCGCAGCGCAACCCTCTCAGGCCAGCATTCGCGGGCCTTATTTATTTGTGCCTCTCTAGGCACAGTCACCCCATCGCAATGCCGCGCCCTGCGGCTCACCTTCGATGGAGTGGCCAATGTCCGAATCCGACACCAAAGAAACCAAGCTGACGGCAGCCGATGCTGCCAAGCGCGTACAGCGCATCGTCCTGGAGCCTGCAGAAGGCAAGGACAAGTTCAAAGAAAAGCGCGTTCCTGTTTCCGCAGAAGAGGTGCTGACCTTCAAGGATTACGGCACCCATGTGGTCGTGGTCACCCGCGACGGTCAGAAGTTCACTGGCCAGGCCAAGTAAGCCATGCCGGTCAAGCTCATTCCCCCAGGCACAGGCTTTGCTCGCCTGACGGAAGCGGTCACTTCCGAGTTCGGTCAGCTGATCGAGCTGGTGCGCCAGGCGGTACGCGACAAGCTGCGCCTGACGGTCAATGGCGACTACTACGTGGACATGCGTGGCATCTGGCCTGACCGGGCCGTGGTGCAGGTCAAGGGTCGCCTCTACAGCTACGCCTACACGGTCAACGCAGATAACACCGTGGCGCTGGCTGAAGGTGAAGAGGTGGTGGCGCAGTTTCAGCCTGTGTCTGATAAGACGGGGGGCGTCTTTCCCGATATCTCCGAGGCAGACCGTGCAGCGGGGAGAGTCAAGCTTTCAGAGATCGTGCGCGAATCTCAGGAGGCTGTGGCCTTCCGTGAAGCCCAGGACGGCACGATTGAAGTCACGCTGATCCGCTCGGGCCGCAGCGGCAACCGCAACTACTACCCCGACCAGGCACTGCGCGAAGCGGCCCCCATGTTTGAGGGCGTGCGCGTCTTTGCCAAGTCTGACGCCGATCACAGCGCGGGCAAGGGCAAGGACGTGCGCAATCTGATCGGCGGCATTTACAGCGTGCGCTTTGTCGAAGGCAAGACGCCCGACACCGGCAGCCTGGTCGGCACCTTTAAAGCCATCGACCCCAGCGACTCGACGGTCACCAAGATGGTCGGCTCCGTCAAACGGGGCATGCAGGGTCTGCTGGGCCTGTCGATCGACGCTGATGCCCGCACGCGCAAACGTACCAGCGGCAGCGAGACCCTGCGCGAAGCCGTGAAGTTCACCAAGGTTCACTCGGTGGACCTGATTGTCGAGCCAGGCGCGGGCGGCGGCCTGGACCGTCTGACCGAAGCCGCTGCCGATCCAAGTACCTCTCCCCCTGAATCTCAAGAAGGAAGCCAAACCATGCCTTTGTGGAAGCAACGCATGCTGGAGGCCATCAAGGCCAAAGACCCGGCGAAGCATGCCGCCATCAAACTGGACACTATCACCGACGACGAGGTGGTCAATCTTCATGAAGCCGTCTGCGGCCCGCTGGTCCCCGATCCCGGAACACAGCGCGTGACGGAGGCGCGGGCGGACAATGCGCCGCTGACCCGCGCAGACCTGCAGGTGTTTGAACTGCGCGGCGCGGCTCGTGAGCGCATCAATGCCGCCAAGCTCCCGCAGGCAGCCAAGGAGCGCCTGCTGACCCAGGTGGCCACCGCTGGCGCTGATCGTCTGACCGAAGCAGCCGTTGGTGATCTGATCAAGGCCGAGGGCGACTACATCGCCCGCATGACCGAGTCCGGCACGGTTCGTGTGCCTGCGTTCGGTAGTGGCTCCATCAATGTGGAAGACCGCAGCGTGTCCATCCGCGAGATGCTGACGGCGTTTTTCGATCCCACGCACAAGGAGCACCGCAATGTGCAGTCACTGCGCGAGTGCTACATCGAGATCACGGGCGACCGCCGCGTCACCGGCCAGATCCGTGACTGCGATCTTGGGCGCATGGCCGAGAGCCTGGGCGTCATGCGTGAGTCGGTCACCAGCAGCACCTGGAGCGATGCGCTGGGCGACAGCATCACCCGCCGCATGCAGGCGGTCTACACCGGCCTGACCAACCTGGACGCATGGCGTCGTGTAGCCACGACCGCGCCGATCAAAGACTTCCGCACTCAGGAGCGCATCCGCATCGGCGGCTACGGCAATCTGCCTGCGGTCGCGCAGGGTGCTGCTTATCAGCCGCTGGGCTCGCCTGGCGATGACAAGGCCACCTTTGCGGTGAGCAAGCGCGGCGGCACGGAGGACGTGACGCTGGAAGCGATCAAGAACGACGATGTCCAGGCGCTGCGCCGCATTCCCACCGAGCTGGCGCTGGCGGCCAAGAACACGCTCTATGAGTTCGTGTTCGACTTCTTCCGCCTCAACGGCCTGATCTACGACACCAAGGCGCTGTACCACGCCGACCACAACAACCTGTTCACGGGCGCACTGTCGGCTTCCGAGTTTGGGGCGCATCGCTTGGCCATGCTCAAGCAGACCCGTGCAGGCAGCGCCAAGCGCCTGGCCACAGGCCCGGCAGCGATCCTGGTGCCATTCGAGCTGCAGGAAACGGCCTATGACCTGTTCGTGCGCGGCCAGAACCTGGACAAGACCTTTGTTCAGACCATCAACCCCGAGGTGATCCCCGTCAGCTATTGGACGGACGGCAATGACTGGTGCACGGTCGCTGACCCTCTGGTGCTGCCGGTGCTGGAGGTTGGCTTCCTCGACGGCCAGGAAGAACCGGAGCTGTTTGTGCAGGACCAGCCCAACGGCGGCTCCATGTTTAGCAACGACAAGCTGACCTACAAGATCCGCCACATCTATGGCGGCACCGTCCTGGTCGACGGTGAAAAGGGCACGACCAAGGCCGTGGTCGCGTAACTCGCCCGGCCCGTCAAACCCATCCAAGCCTGCCCCCAAGCGGGGGCGGGTTTGCAAAGTCTCCAGCCAATGCAGGTGCCTTTGCAAACCCCAAGGTCGATATCCCATCTTTAAACAATAGGAGCCGCAGTGGCACTTGAGGAATATCAGGTACTGGTCAAGGACATGGTCGGTGATCAGGATGACGTGATTACCGCTGAAGTGCGCGACCGCGCCCTTGATGAGGCACGCATACGCTACAGCGCTGATGCGCCGCGCCTGGAGCTGGCCGATATCGTCTGGCCAGCGACTGGCGTGTTTGGCCCGGTTCCGGATGGCTGGACGGACAGCTCGGTCATCCAGTCAGTGGAGTTCCCCGTGGGCAAGCGGCCCGCTTCGATGGTATTCGCGGAGACCTATCGCACGGCCACTGGCTGGGGTCTGGAGAGTGAGCAGGCCTTGCCGGGCAATGCTCTGGTGAGAGTGTGCTATCAGTTGCCTCATGTTCTGGATGCCACAGCAGACAGCATCCCTCGACGCCACCGCCTGCCCGTGGCATCGTTTGCCGCCCATCTGCTTTGCCAGCAGTTGGCCACGCGCTTTGCGGGTGACCGTGAGACCACGCTGGGCTCTGACATGTCTCGCACAGAGAGCCGCTCACGCAACTATGCTGCCCGCGCCAAGGACTACCGGGCCGCCTACTTTGCTGGCATTGGTCAACTGGACCCGGCGCTGCAGGACGCGGTCGCAGGCTCCGCCGCGTCAGCGGTCACGAGCTGGCCGCGCCGCAATCCGCGCCATCGGCTGGTGAGCAGGGGCGGCCTATGAACCTCAACATCAGCCTGGGCGATCTGAGCGCCATCGAGCGCGGCCTGCGCCAGGAGCCTGACTACACCCGCCAGGTGCTGGAAGCCACCATGCACCAAGCCACGCTGCTGGTGCAGCGCGAGTGGCAGGAGAACATGCCGCGCGTCAGCGGCATCACGGCCCGAAGCATCACCAGCGATGTGGCCAGCACGCCTGCGGGGGTGCTCGGCATTGTGGGCAGCAGCCAGCCCTCTGCCTTGTTTATTGAGCTGGGCACCCAACCCCACATGCCGCCAATCAAGGCCATCGAGCCCTGGGTCAAGGCCGTGCTGGGCATTCGTGAGCCCAAGGAGGTCAAACGGGTGGCCTTCCTGGTCGCCAAAAAGATCGCCCGCGAGGGCACCGCCCCCCAGCGCCCCATGGAGCGGGCAGCCCTGGCCACGCGCGGCCAGGTCATCGCCATGTTCGAAGGCGCTGCCGCCCAGATTCTCAACTTCATCACAGGAGGCAAGGCATGACTGCCGCCACTTTGTCTGCTGCCCGCAGCGCGCTCGTGGCCGTCCTGGCCGAGGTGCCTGCCGTGGGCCTGGTTCATTCACGGGAGCGCTTTGCCACCAGTGAAGCGGAGTTTCGCAAGCTCTATCTGTACAGCCCGGCACAGGCCGATGACGATTTCGGGCTGGACCCCCATATCCGTGGCTGGTATGTGCGCCGCACCGCGACCACCGAGGTCAACGCAAACGGTCGCATTCTCAATGAGCACCGCTGGCTGATCCGTGGCTACATGGCTTTTAAAGATGCTGTGGAGAGTGAGCTGATCTTTGATGACCTGGTCGAGCGCATCCGCGCTGCCGTGCGCGTGGACACCACGCTCGGCTTGCCCGGCATGTTGGGCGGCTCCACCCAAGAGGAGCGCGGCGTACAGGTGGCCAGCGCAGGCCCGGTCATGTTTGCCGGGGTGCTGTGTCACAGCGCCATGCTGGAGATGAGTACCCGCAGCTGGGTGGAATGGAGGAAGCCATGAAACCCAGCACCCGTCGCAAGGCCGCACCGTCCCCGCCCGCCATGGTCTCTGTGATCTTAAAGGCGGAGCACGAGCACCTGGGCGCTGTGCTCCAGCCAGGCACAGCGATCTCTGTTCACCCCGGTACTGCTCACTGGCTTGAAGCCATGGGAGTGGCTGCACCGGCTTCATCCAAATCTCAATCTGTACCTAAACCTGTCAACACAAAGGACTGACCTATGTCTGCTGACGTTATCAAACGCATTTTTGCCCCTGCCGCATTGGTCGGCCAGATCTATGCCCGTGAATACGGCAGCACCAGTGCGCCGCTGCCTATTGGTAACGTGCTTGCCGCTGAGCTGTCGCACAAGGAGGATGTGAAAAAGCAACCCAATATGACCACGCTGGGCGGCGGTACCCACTCCGAGATCCGCCGCGTGACGGAGGTGGAGCTGGCGATGACGCTGGCTGACATCAACCCGATTAACCTGGCGCGGGCCACGCAGGGCACGGTCAGCGGAGTGGAGCAGGGCCAGACCAGCAATGAGACCCTGAAGGTGACGCGCGGCGGTTTGCTGCGCACCAAGCATTTGCAGCCCAGCAATGTCGTCCTGACCAAGGGCACGACACAAGGCACGGCCACGGTGACCGATGAAGAGCACCTGGACGTCAAGAAGGGCGACCTGGTAGTGCTGGCCCATGCGGGGGCCACGGACGTTACGGTGCGCATCGGTGACAGCGTGGCCACTGCCACCGCACTCACCATGGCGAGCAATTACACGGTCACGGCAGCTGGTATCCAGCTCGATCCCGCTGCGCCCGATGTGACGGACGGCAAGGGCATCTGGGTCAGCTACAAGTATGCAACTGTGGGCAGTGTGGTGCCTGCGGCAGGAAACTATGAAGTCCGGCCTGCTGGCATCTTCGTGTTCCAAGACGCGACAGGCCTGGCTGATGGCGATGACGTCAAGGTGGCCTACTCTTATGTGGGCTATGCCGTGATCGAAGCGCTGACCACCAAGCCCAAGGAGCTGGAGATCATTCTGGAAGGCCTGAACGAAGCCGATGACGGCAAGCTGGCCATCGTGGAAATTTGGCGTGCAAGCCAGGGCGTGGCATCATCCATCGCGCTGCTGCAGGAGAGCGGGTTCATCAATCTGAAGGTGACCGGCTCGGTCCTGATGGACTCCACCAAGGTGGGCGAAGGCATCAGCAAGTACTACCGCGTGCGCAAGACCTGACGCAGCACCAGACCCTTTAAAAGACTAAGGCCAGCACTCGCTGGCCTTTTTTGTTGGTGCTTAAAAACCGACAGTGATGCCTGAGAGCTGCTTTCAGGCAGCGTCACCGTCTTGGGCTGATAAAGATCTGCAGCCCATTCCACAGGACATAGGCACCGAGCAGGCCATAGGCCACCGACGCAAGTGCTATGCCCACACGCGCAGACACCCCTGCGCCCACCAGGACGGCGATGCATGCAATGAAGGCGATCAGACGTGACATCCCTTCATTGTATGAATCCATGACAGATAAGCAAATCAGCCTGCAGATTGACACCGGGGTCTCGGGACGTGAGTCCATCGTGGGCCTGGCTGACGATCTGGAGAATGTTGCCAAAGTTCTGGAAGGAGAGGTGTCCGCCGAGGCGCGTACGGCTGCGGCTAGGTTGCGAGAGCTGGCCCAGCAGGACGCCGCGATCACCACGTTCACCAAGCTGGAGACCGAGGCTAAGTCATCGGCTGCCAGCCTGCGTCAGGCGGAGACGGAGGCCAAGAACTACGGTCGCCAGATCTCGGCGCTTGGCCCACCCACAGAAAAAGAAGCAGCCGCGCTTCGGCAGCTCAATGCAGCAGCAGATAGTGCGCGCTCCACCTTCGACCTGCAGAAGCAGGCCCTGTCTCAGGCCCAAGGTGAACTGCAGCGCTTTGGCATAGCTGGCCAGAATGCCCAGCAGGCCCAGCAGCGTTTGCGTCAGGAAGTGGACAAGGTCCGTGAGTCCGTGCAGTCCCTGGTGCCTGCCCACCAGGCTGCGGCGGATGGTGCTCAAGGCGCGGGTGCCAGCATGGTGCGTACCCATCGCCAGATTGGCGATGGCGTGGAGTCCATCAGCAAGCAGCTCGATAGGCTGCAAAAGTTTTATGTCGGCCTTCAGTCGTTGATCGGACTGAAGAATGTGGCGTTAGACCTGGCTGCCACTGCAGACCAGGCCAACAACCTGCAGGCCCGCATGAAGCTGGTCACGGGTGAGGGACAGAACTTCACGCAATCGTGGGAGGGCGTGACCGAGGTGGCGCTGCGCACCCATAGTGCGCTTGAAGACACTGGGGTGCTGTTCTCTCGCATCGCCCAGGCCGGGCGTGATGCCGGTCTGAGTGCCGAGAAAGCCAGTCTGCAGAGCCTGGGGCTGACGGAAACGATCAACCAGACTGTTCAGATCAGCGGCGCAAGCACAGAGGCATCTTCTGCTGCCATTACTCAACTGATTCAAGGCTTGCAGAGCGGGGTGCTGCGCGGCGAAGAATTCAACAGCGTCATGGAGCAGGCTCCGCGCCTGGCCAAGGCTCTGGCTGATGGTCTGGGCGTGACCACAGGTGAGTTGCGCAAGATGGCTGAGTCAGGCTTGCTGACCACGCAAACGGTGATCACTACGCTGCAGGGCCAAAGTGCAGCCGTTGCCGCAGAGTTTCAGCGCTTGCCGCCCACTGTGGGCCGGGCCATGCAGGACCTGTCCACGCAGTGGACCTTGTACGTGCAAAAGGTGGACCAGGCCAATGGTGCCAGCGCCGCAGCAGCCAAAGCCATTCAACTGCTGGCCAATAACCTGCAGAGCATTGCGGGCCTGCTGATGGATTTAGGCCAGGCGGCGGCGGCATTCACCGCATTACGCCTGGCGCAGCACTTTCTGGGAATCGGCCAGGCGACGCAAGTAGCCGCTACTGGCATTGCTGCTGCCAATGCCCAGCTCGTGGCCACTCAGGCGGCAGCCGCAGGAGCTGCAGCCAGCACCAGCCGGTTTGCGGCGGTCATGGGTGGTCTCAAGACATTCACGTTGGTTGGCATTGTTTCCAATATCAAAGATATCGGCACCTGGATAGGTGAGAGCGCGGCCAAGCTGGCGGGATACAAGGACCGCACCGAAGAGCTGGAGAAGGCGGAAAAAGCCGCAGCCGCAGCTGCGCGCGAATTGGCTGCAGCCCGTGCAGCCGAGGCCCAGAAAACCCAGGACGCAGCAGACAAGTTATTTGATTTGTCCAAGGCGGCACGCAATGCCGTGGCCGAGTTTGAGCAGCTCACAAAGTCCGGCAAGGCCAGTGCCGATGCCTTAAAGAGCGTCACCGAAGGTTTTGATTTAACCAAGATTCAAGGCATCAATGATTTTGCGGCCACCCTGGATAAGCTGGGCGAGACCGCAAAGATCACGGCCAGCGAAACCGAGGCGGCTTGGGCCAAGGCTTTATCGGGCAAGGATTTAGCGGTATTCGAAGCCAATGCTAGAGCAGCATTTTTGGGGAGCAGCCGTGAAGCGCAGCGCCTGGCGCAATTAACCGATGCGGTTTTGACCGAAGCGATTAAACGCGCTGGCCTGGAATATGACGTGCTTCGGGGAAATATTGCCGCCGCATCTCGCAGTGCGATTAATGACACACAGGCGCTAATTGATCAGCTCGGCAAACTCAAGGAAGAAGGTGTCGACACTGGCCGAGTACTGAATGCGAGTTTCAGCAAAGCCATTGAAAGCGCGGACAGTGAAGCCGCATTAAAGGCCATTCGAGAACAAATCGAATCGGTGCGCAGCGCATTGGGCCAGCCGCTGGCCGATGGTCTGCTTGACCAGGCCAAGAAGAAAGCCGATGCGCTCAAGGATGCTCTGGACGCTGCCACGCCGGGCATTAATAGCGTGCGCGAGGCATTCAAGCAGCTGGGCATTACCTCGGATGAAACGCTCAAGAAGACGGCAGCCGATGCAAAAGCCGCCTACGACGTGCTGCGCGACAGCGGCACGGCCAGCGCCCGAGAAATGGGCGAAGCCTTTAAAAAGTCTGCCGATGCTGCTATTGCCGCCAACAAGGGCATTGCGCCAGCCTGGGTCCAGGCCGAGGCTGCCATGCGCGGATATGAGGTTGCGGTCGACAGCGCCGGTCGGGCCACGCTTAGGCTCAAAGGCTCGGTCGACGACTCCGCTGGTTCACACAATCGTGCAGCGAATGCCATCGACCTGCACCGCACGGCCCTGGAGCGTTTGAACGCCGAGCGTGAGCGGGAAATAGCTGCCCAGGAAAAGGCGAACGAACTGGCCACGCGCGAGTTGCAACTGCAGGATGCCAAGCGCAGGGCTGGAACCATTCAGAGCCTGGACGCGGTGCCTTCCTTTGAAAGCCAGGCTCAGGCAGATGCCTGGCTGCAGGAAAAGCAACGTCAGTACCAACGTGACAACCCATTCACGACCAATAGCAACGGTGCCCTGGGCAATATGGGCATGGACTTGCTCATGTCGGAATGGCGTGCCGAGGTGGATGCTATGACGCTGCGCAACACCATGAAGGGCAACGGCAACGCCGAGAACTCCAGCAAGACCCCGCTGGAAGCCATGGCCTCGCGCCAGATCTCCACCATCAATCTGCAGCTCAACGGCCAGCCCTATGGCCAGGTCAACACTGACCCGGCTGGTGCCGCCTCGCTGAATCAGTTTCTCGGTGAGCTGAGCCGCCAGAAAGGGGCCTCGTCCTCATGATCACGCTTACCTACAACGGCACCACCGCCCATATCAGCGACCGCCTGGACTGGCAGGACGAGTTCAGCTGGAGTCCGGTCGATCAGGCCACCAGCTACAGCACCACAGGCTCACTGCTGGTGGATGTGGCTTTAAAGCAGGCCGGTCGCCCCATCACCTTGATGGGCACCGAGACCGCCGCCTGGATCACTCGGGCGCTGTGCTCAACGCTGCAGGCCTGGGCCGAGCTGCCCGGCATCCAGCTCGCTTTGGTTCTGCGCGGCCAGACGCGGCAGGTCATGTTCGACCACGCCAAGGGCGGCTTTACAGGTCAGCCCGTTTTCAAGCTACAGGACGGCGAGGAATCGCCCGAGCAGCTGTATCTCCCCACTTTCCGATTCATTGAGGTTTGACGATGGCCATTTTGCAAGGCGATATCCAGCTGCGAGCCAGCCGAGTCATGGACGATGTGCCCGAGGGCGGTGGCGGGCCTTCCACGGTCGTGATCGAGTCCGGCCAAGAAAACGCCGTGATGCCCGATATTTCCGAGATGGATCGGGCCACGGGCCGCGCCAACCTGCGTCAGGTGCATGTGGGCGTGGACACCCAAGACCGCGACACCTACCAGGGCAGCAACGTCATCGTGGCAAAGCCCCCTGAAGATCCCAATGTCTCCATCACCCTGTTTGCCACGGGCGGCGTCTATGACACCCGTGCCCAGGCACAGGCCCGGCTGGAGGCCTACCTCAACAAGGGGGCCGAGTGGGCGGGCTATCTCTATGAGAACCATATCAAGGGCCAGCGCGTCATTCAGATCTTTCAGCGCCCCGGTACCGAATTGCCTGCCGTGGGCAAGACGCTGGTGCTGGTGGGCAATGAAGGCCTAGCCAACGAGCAAGAGCAGTATGTCCGCGCCATTCGCGTGACCAGCCTGGAGCGCACCTTCACCTATGACACGGACAAGGACTACAAGGCCTTGATCGTGACCATGGAGCTGTCCGACGCCTTGCGCTATGACTTCTCCGGCTCCCCGGCCAGCCGCCAGTTCACACGGCAGGGCAATAGCGCCCATCTGCGCGATACCGTCGTGGCCGATGCGGGCAGCTATGTGGGCGTGACGCCCTTGCAGAAGGCCGCAGCCCTGGGCGACTTCACCATCATTGCCCAGACGATCATGACCCAGATCGTGCCCTCGGCCCAGAGCGAGACGCCCATCCCTGCGGCCATTCCGTATGCGGCTGCAGGCTTCCCGGTCTCTGCGGCCGAGGCCGTGACCTTCAGCACATCGCAGACCTGGAACACCACTACCAATCTGGCCTTGCCGGGCGGCTGCCTGCCGGGTTCGCTCTCCATCGTGCTGGGCGGCGTCACGTTCATCGACAAGGGCGGCATTCTGATGTCGGGCACCCAGCAGATTGGCCTGGTGGACTACGCCAACGGCATCATTACCTCCAGCTCGGGCAGCTATGACGGCAGCAAAGCCATCAGCTACAGGCCAGCCGCTTACATGCAGCGCATGCCGCAGTCCAGCGAGATCCGCATCACGGCGGAAAACCGCAGCCAGAGCTATACCGGCTTTATCACGCCGCTACCGGCACGCGGCACCTTGTCTTTCAGCTACCGGGCGCAGGGCCGCTGGTATGTGTTGTCTGACTCGGGCGACGGCACCCTGCGCGGCACCGATTCCAGCTATGGCGCAGGCACCTATAGCGCTGAGACCGGCAGCTTTGTCGTCACCTTTGGGGCCTTGCCCGATGTGGGCAGCTCCATCGTCCAGCAGTGGGGCGTGCCGACTCAGGAAACCGTTCAGCCCGCCGCCGATCTGCTGATCAGCCAGACCATCGCCCTGGCATTGCCTGCAGGGCAGGCGCTGTATCCCGGCGCTTTTGATATCAAGTGGATGGATGGCACGACCCAGCGCACCGCTACGGCCACTGCCGCTTGGCAGCTCCAGGGCGATGCCACGGGCGAGGTGCGGGTCGGTCGCTCCGAGATACTGTTTGCGCCCAAGCTGCTGCCCGCCGTGGGCACGGTGCTCGATGTCACGGTCGACACGGCTCCGGCGGTCGAGGTGAATCTGCCGCATCCTTCACGTAACGGACAAGGCCGTCTGGCCGTCTCGGCGGGCCAAGGCGCTTTGGTGCCATTCACGGTCGAGGTGGAGTGGAACACCCTGACCGATCAAAGCGTTCTCGGTCTCTACACCCGCGACCAGCTCAAGGAAATGGGCGTGACGCTGGTCGACCCGGCCCAGATCGCCCGCGATGACGGCAACGGTAAGCTGATGCTGAACGGCGTGCAGGTCGGCACTGTGACCTATGCCACGGGCGCAATTGATTTTCTGCCGGACGTCACGATCAAGATCCCCAAGCCGGTTTACTCGTCCAGCCAGGTCAGCGGTGGCGGCTTCAATGGCGAGGTCGCCAAGTACCGCCTCAACTATGAGGGCATCGAGTACCTCAATGCCCCCTCGATCTACCCCAACGACGAAAGCGGCTACGTCAAGATCCGGTTTCGCACCACGGGCAGCGCAACGCGCCGCACGCTGCAGGTCACGTTTGCACCCGAGTTTGACCTGGTCACGGGCGTGCAGGCTCCGGTCGTGCCTGGCTCGGTCGTGCTCATGCCCTCCAGCGGCCAGCCCTGGAGCGATGACGGCAGAGGCGTGCTTCGGGTGCTGACTTCTGGTGGGTTTGTGACGCGCGGCTCCGTCAACTACGCCACGGGCCGCGTGGGCCTGACCTCGTGGACGCCTGGCAATGCGAACACACTGCGCCGGGCAGGCTGCATCACCACGCTGGGCGATGCCATCAGCAGCGCCTATGTATTCCGCACGGCGGCGGCCCCGTTGCGGCCTGGATCGCTGACAGTTCAAGTCCCCCGTGCGAGTGGCGGCTCGCAGAACGTCAGCGCAGGCATTGACGGCACGATCACGGCCCCCGGGGTGGTCGGCACGGTGGACTACGAGACCGGCCTGGTGCGCCTGGGCTTCGGTGCCCTGGTCGTGGCCGCAGGCAATGAGGCCGAGCCCTGGTATGACGCGGCCAACGTCCAGCCGGACGGCAGGATCTTTAAACCGCAGCCCGTGGTTGCCAGCGCCTTGCGCTATTCGGCGGTGGCCTATGCCTATCTGCCCATGAATGCCGACATCATCGGCATCGACCCGGTGAGATTGCCCAGCGACGGCAAGGTGCCCATCTTCCGGTCTGGCTCGCTGTGCGTGGTGGGCCATACCAAGACTAGCGCCCAGCTCAACGTCAGCAACAACCAGACCATCAATCTGGCCCGCGTGCGCCTGTCGCGCGTGGTGGTGAGGGATGCCAACGGCAAGACCCTAAATACCGGCTATTCCGTCGACCTGGAGGCCGGGATGGTTACCTTTACCGATGTGTCCGCGATGACCATGCCGGTGACGATTGAGGATCGGATCGAGGACATGGCCACGGCCACGGATGTGCAGATCTCGGGCGAGATCACCTTCAACCGGGCGCTGACCCATGACTATCCCAAGGACGGCACCTATGTCTCCAGTGCTCTCCAGGCCAGCGACCGCCGCGCTCGGGTGAGCTTGGCCTTTGCGCAAAAGACTTGGGTCGATAACGCTTGGTCTGACGCGCTGATGGGCCAGGAGCCGCCTGCCAAGTACGACCAAGGCGTCTCGCCTATCGAGATCACCAATGCGGGCGGCAGCACCGAGCGCTGGGTGTTGGAGTTCACATCGACCAGCCAATTCCGGGTGATTGGAGAGCATGTGGGCGTGATCGCTACCGGCGACATCAACAGCGTCTGCTCTCCGGTCAACCCGGCCACGGGCAAGCCTTATTTCACGATCGATCCGCTGGGCTGGGGCAGCGGCTGGGCCGTGGGGAACATCCTGCGCATGAACACGGTGGGGGCTATCTATCCCTTTTGGGTCGTTCGCACCATCCAGCCGGGGCCAGAGACCGGCATCGAGCACAGCTTTTCCATCCTGGCGCGCGGTGATGTGAACCGCCCGCAGTCCGCTTGATTACTGATTTGGAGAGATAGAGATGGCATCCCCTGTAGATACCAGCGTCAAGCACGCATACAGCTCAATGACCGGGGCTCCGGCCATCGGCGGCACGGTCGGCTCCCTGATCGGCGCGCTCGATGCGTTTCTGGTCAATGGCTGGGGCGCAAAGGCCGTGGATTCGGCGGTCATCAGCAACGGCATCTGCCGCCTGAGCTTTGCCAGCGGCAAGAGTGCGGCAGAGGCCCATGCCGTCATTCTGGTGGCCGGTGCAACGCCCTCGGCCTTGAATGGCGAGCAGAAGGTCACGGCTGTCGCCAACGGCTGGGTCGAGTTCAAGACCGACTTGCCGGACGGTGCCGTCACGGGCTCCATCAGCTTCAAGATGGCCCCGCTGGGTTGGGAGAAGGTCTTTGCGGGTACGAACAAGGCCGTCTACAGGCAAACCGACCCGGCCTCGACCCGTACCTATTACCGCGTGGACGATACCAATGCGCAGTACGCCCGAGTCCAGATGTATGAGTCCATGACGGACGTGGACAACGGCATCGGCCCAGCGCCGCTGACCGTCTCTGGTGGGTACTACTGGCACAAGCGCAGCAGCGGCACGGGGTCTTCGTACTGGGTTCTTGCAGGCGACTCGCGTGGCTTTTACTTGGTGCTCGGTAGCAGTGCGTTGTCTGGGCCTGCAAGCAGTGGCAATAACGCCCTGCTGTCGCATTTCATGGGGGATCTCAATAGCTACCGTAGCGGCGATGCATGGGGTGCGGCCCTGACAGGTATTACGGACACCAACTACAACAATGCGGTGGGGTGCATTTTTTGTAGTTCCAGCAGTGCGGGCTTCACGCTCAAGCGCTTGGCACATGGCCTCGGATCAGCAGCGCAGTGTCTTCGCAGGGCCTTCGGTGATGTAGGTTCTCGGTCTGGAAACGACCCCACTCTGGGCGCGTTTCCGTCATCCGTCGACAACGGGCTGCACCTCTCGACCATCCTGCTGACCGATGGTGTGAACTCAGCGTCTCCGCGCGGCAGTATGCCCGGCGCATACCACTGTCCGCAGACCGGGGCACTGGCAGCCTTTGGCTCAGACGTCGCCATCACCAAGGGCCAGGGGCCATTTACTGGAAAGCAGTTGCTCTCCGTGCAGATCGGATCACCTAGCACGGGCAATCAAGGCTTGGGATTCCTGGACGTGACCGGCCCCTGGAGGTCTTGAAATGGCAGCGTTTCGCTTGATCGGGATCGATGCGCTGGGGGGAGAGCTGGATATCTCCGAGCTGCAGCTATGGGCGCAAGGCCAGCGCGTCGATGCTGGCGCGTCCATCTCCTGCAGTCTGCCCCCGCTTGCTGGCGATGTCTCCAGTCTGTTCGACGGCAACGCCGCCACGGGCTGCCGCTGGGCCGCCTCAGATGTCCGCGCGCCTGGATTCTGGATACAGGTCGATCTCGCTGGCGATCGCGTGGATGAGGTCTATGTCGGTGGGGCTTTGCTTCCTGCCCGAATGACGGTGCTCCGCCCCGGCACGACTCAGCCCTACACGGCATGGCCCGCCTTGGTGTCTGGCGGTGCCTGGTTTCGGGAAAGCGGCAACGTGCTGTATTCAATCCTGGCAGCCACGCCGGCAGGAGCCTGGGGTCTGGATGGAGCAGGGGTCACTCAGGCCGATCTGGTCGGATCGCGTACCGGCACCCGTTCGGGTGGCGTCACTTCTTCGACGGTGATCACTGTCGGGCTTTCGGGTTCGTTTGAGCCGCAGACCACCGGGCTGGTGGTGATTCCTGCCCAGGGTGTGGATGGGGGAGACTTTTCTCTCGTCATCGATCTGCAGACCGACACCTCGGATAACTTGGTGATTGCCGAGCACGGCTCCAACAATCAGGGCTGGTCTTTGCAAACCGCAGGCCCAGGCCAGACCGTATATGGCGCAGTTCCGGGCGGCATCATCGTGGCTTGCGGATTCAATGCCGGCGGCGGGTTGACCATGACGAATAGCGCGATCAATGACGGTCGACCCCATCGCATCCTGTTCACCTATAGCGCCCAGAGCGGGCGCAGGCTCTATGTCGATGGCGTGCTGGACTCCAAAGACTATGGCAGCTCTGGAGGTCCCATCTACAACAGCTCGGAGCTGCATGTGGGCTCGCGCGCTGGCAGTGCTGGGTTGCCCGCTGGCTCTTTGATAAGCGCCTTTGCGATCTTTAGCCGCGCCTTGTCGTTGGCCGAGGTCGCTGCGGTCTCCAGTGATCCGCGTGTCACGCGCACGCTGACCATGCACCGGCATCGTCCCTTGTCTGTCCTGGGGTCTAGTCCCGTCTCGCAAGGGCTTCAAGCCACGAGCGCGCACCGTGTTCGCAAGCTGATCGACGTGGAGTGCGGCGGCCAGGGCCGTATTTACGGGATGGTCTCGCGCAAAGAGACGCCTGCCAATGTGCCACTGCGCCGGCGCGTGCGCCTGCACCGCAGCGTCGATGGCTACCTGGCTCGCGAGACCTGGAGCAAGGCTGACGGCTCCTATGAGTTCCGTGAGATCTCCACGCGCTACGAGTGGGATGTGATCGCCTGGGATCACGAGCTGCAGGAGTACTCGACCGTCGCCAATAACCAGCTCGCGGAGGTTGCATGAGTGATCTTCCAGCCTTCGAGATCTCTGCGGCCCATGCGCTGGCGCGTCTGCAGGCTACGGCCAGCTTTGCGGACTCCGGCCCTGCCGCGTCGACCATCGCCCTTTATGACGCCGCCGAGCAACTGCTGGTGACACTGACGCTGACCAAGCCCTGCGGCCAGATCACAGAGGCGGGCTATCTGGTGCTGACCCAGGCCAGCGGCAGCGGCGACATGATTCTGACCAGTGGGCAAGCCGCTATCGGTGTCTGGAGCACCAGCGACGGCAAGCTGGTCGGGCGCGGCCTGGTCACGGATGAGGCAGGCGCTGGGCACTTCAGGCTGCTGGGCAGCACCGGCACCCAGCTCTATGCGGGCGGCAAGGCCATTCTTGGCGAGACAAGGATCGACTGATGCCTGCCGTCGACGTGATCTTTAGCCGCGTCTTCAAGACCGGCAACCCGGTCGAGCTGGTGTTCGGCGACGATGGCGGCGGCGGGCAGGTGCCCGATGCAACGCTGGCCGTTGCCGCGCGCATGCCGGGTCTGCGGGTCAGATCCCTGGTGCATGTGCGTAAGGATCTGGTCGCAGCGGGCCGCATGCCGGGCCTGCGCTGCAGTGCGGTCGTGCGCTACAACACCGATACACCCCGGCCTGTGGTGGCCGAGGTGGCCGTCAGTGCCCAGCAGGCGCAGCCTGTGACGGAGGGCTGGATCTCCGGCTGGCAAGACACGGACGCACTGCCTGCGGGCTGGGTGTCGACCGCACAGGACGCCATGCCCTTGCAGGAGCAGTTTGGCGTTGCCTGGCAGGACGGCCAGCGGCAAGGGGTGGTCCTGCAGGGACGGTTTCAGCAGGCCCGGGCGCTGCCTGGTGCGGCAACCCTGGCCCGCTGGCAAGAGGGGCAAGGCGTGCGCGTGAGTCTGCGGGCCGCTGCCGAGGATGCTGTGCCCGTGCGGGCCGGTTGGGCGGTGCGGTTTCAGGAAAGCCTGCGCGACCGTCGCTTGCTGCTGGAGGCTGCGGCACAGGATGCGATGGGTCTGCAGACCCTGGTCACCACGGGCGCAGGCCCATCGGTGCCGCTGTACCGGGGCTTTGATGCCCGCTACCAGCAGGCCATGAAGCCGTCAGCAGGCAAGTCTCAGACCAAGCCTCCCGAGCCGGAGAAGCCTGGCTGCTATGAGCAGCTGGTGGGCGGCCCCATCAAATTGCTGTTCTGCAAGTCCTGGGCCACGTCGACCGCGCTGGTCTTTGCGTGCTGCAAGGATGGCGCACCGCAGCCTGGCAAGGTCATCGTTCCCGTCCGAAAGGTCTACATCGTGCTCAATCAAATCGTGCTCACGCGGCTGGATACCGGCGTCGAGCTGCCTGCTCTGGCCTTCAATATGTCCCTGGACTTTCAGAGCTGGACGTGGAACTGGACGGCCTCACTGCATAAGGATGCGGCCTTGCACCTTGGCCGTGACACGGATGGCGACCCTGCGCAGTTTCTGGCCAACGTCAATGGCGTGCCCTTCAAGCTCCGCCTGGAGCGCACCAGCCGCGACCGCAGATTCCTGCCCCAGGAGCGCTGGTCTGTCTCCGGGCGTGGCCTTGCCGCAGTGCTGGCCGAGCCGTGGGCCAAGTCCATGTCCTTCGGTAGCCCGACTCAGACGCTGACGGCCCAGCAACTGGCAGCTGAGGTGCTCAAGGTCAACGGCGTCTCCATTGGCTGGGATATCGACTGGCAGTTGGAGGACTGGCAAGTGCCTGCTGGAGCCTGGGCGCTGCAGAGCAGCTATATCGACGCCATCAACGATATCGCTGCGGCGGCTGGCGGCTATGTGCAGCCCCACAACACCGACCAGGTGCTGCGCATCCTGCCCAAGTACCCCACAGCGCCTTGGCATTGGGGTGATGTGGTGCCGGATTTTGAGATTCCGTCAGCGGTGGCTGAAGTAGAGGGCACGGAGTTCGTGGACAAGCCCGACTACAACCGAGTTTTCGTTGGTGGTATCAGTGCTGGGGTGTTTGGGCCAATCACCAGAGCTGGGACGGCGGGGGATCTGGTTGCGCCTCAAGTGACGCACGCCTTGATCACTGACACGACGGTGCAAAGGCAGCGTGGTCTTGCTGAATTAGCAAACACGAAAAGGCAAGCTATTTTAACTCTGACGATGCCAGTTTTACCAGAGGCAGGTGTGATTTTGCCCGGCAAATTTGTGCGCTATCAGGGTAGTGAAACAGCGATGGGAATAGTGCGTTCCACAGCGATCAGCTGGGCTGCACCAAGGCTGCGTCAAACACTGGAGATCGAGACCCATGCCTAACCTCTACAAGCAGTTTATTGCGCTGCAATCGCCCAAGCCCCTTGAGGTGGGTACGGTCGCTTTTGTGGTCAACGGTGTGGCCACGGTCGACCTGCCAGGCGGTGGTCGACTCCAGGCCAGAGGGGCCGCCCAAGCTGGGCAGCGTGTGTTTGTGCGCGACGGAGTGATCGAGGGCGATGCTCCGAGCCTTACTTATGCGGCAGGGGAGGTGTAGCCACAAAAAAAGAACGGGCGACTTGGCCAAGTGCTGTAACACCTGACCAAGCCCCAACCGCAGAACGTGCCTGCAAGCTGGCAAGGCCCGCTCACCCTGTACAGAGCGCGCTGAGCCTACCAGAGTTTTAAAGGTTTAAAGGCTTGCAAATGGACGATATCCGCTGCGGCAACTGCCGCAAGAAGTTAGGCGAGGGCGTGTATGTGCGCCTGAGCATCAAGTGCCCCAGGTGTGGGGCCTTCAATCAGCTGAGTGCCGTGAGCACCGAACCAGAGCCCCCAGCAGGGCCAACAGCTGAAACAAATGACAAACCCAATCGTGCCCTGGATCGGAGGCAAGCGCCGCCTGGTCGATCTGCTCCTGAAACGCTTTCCAGCCCATAGCTGCTACGTCGAGGTCTTTGCTGGTGGTGCGGCGGTCTACTTTGCCCGCCACCCAGCTGATGTCGAAGTCCTCAATGACGTCAACGGTGACCTGGTCAATCTCTATCGGGTGGTGACGCACCACCTGGAGGAGTTTGTGAGGCAATTCAAGTGGGCCTTGACCAGTAGGCAGGTCTTTAAATGGCTGCAGGACACGCGGGCTGAGACGTTGACGGATATACAGAGGGCGGCCCGGTTCTTCTATCTGCAGCAGCAGAGCTTTGGTGGCAAGGTGGCTGGCCAGACCTTTGGTACGGCCACCACGGCTCCGGCCATCAATTTGCTGCGGATCGAGGAGAACCTGTCGGCAGCCCATCTGCGAATGGCTGGAGGTACCTATATAGAGCAGCTCGACTGGGCGCAGTGTATCGACCGCTATGACAGGGCTCACACGCTGTTCTACATGGACCCGCCTTATTGGGAGACCGAGGGCTATGGTGTGCCGTTTGAGTGGGCGCAGTACGAGCTGATGGCCAAGAAGCTCAAGGAGATAAAGGGAAAGGCCGTCATCAGTATCAACGACCATCCGGCTATTCGGGAGTGCTTTAAAGACTTTGAGATGGAGTCTTTAAAGCTGGACTACACGGTCGGCGGTGGGGCGAACAGAGTGGAGAGAGGCGAGCTGGTTATTTACAGCTGGGCCAGAAGTGAGGAGCCTGCGGGACTGTTTTAGATCGAACTGGCCGGCTTGAGTCGGCCAGTTCCAGACATCGAGTCGATAGGTGCACAACTTGCCGATGTCTTGGCTTTTAAGGCCACTTAGTTTTACTAATTGATGTTCGAACTTGGTAGCACGTATCTGGACTTCGTCCCTCAGTCTGAGCTTTCGAGTTGTCCACCAATCCCTGAACAAAAATAGGGAGCAGAACCCTTTGATCTTCTGAGCCAGGTGGGAATACCTTGTCCATCCAAGCACCAACCCTTTCCATCGGCTTTTTGACCTCGATCCCACAACCTATTGCACGTCCAAGAAGAACAGCATAGGTTGTCATTTTGTCAACATTCGCGTTTGCACTTGCCTGCCCACTAGCAAGTACTAAGAAAAGAGCCAGTCCGGGAAGAGCTTTTTTTGAATACAAGGTTGCCCCCTAAAAATTACCCAGTGATCTTCAGTAACACATCATGCGAATGCCAAAGGTATGGTTGGCCGTGTAGGGTCCGCAACCAGCTAAGCTAAATTGTCTGCGCAGTTTTGAACGAAGCCACGCAAGCGTTGCTCTGACAACGCTCCGTCGTATGCCGTGTTTGCTGCGTAGAGTGTGATGTTTGCAGCTTGTTGAATAGGTTCACCTAACGGAGGAGTTGCTCTCCCTCGATGACCTGCTTCGGAGTGGGCATCAATAGTGAAGTTGTACACATTCAGATTTGCATGGCAGACCAAGCTTCGGAAGTACGCCAATGCTGGGATTACATGATTGAACCAGTCTTCTGAGACATTTTCTGTTCCCAAGGCAGGATATCTCCATGCGGAACCGCCAATGTGCTCCCAGCCAAAACGCTGAAAACAGGCAATGATCCGGTTGCGGTCATTGCCGTCGGTTACAGATCCACTATCAATATCGAAAGTGATGGTAATTGGCATGTTGTTGCATTAAGTTAAATGGCTAACTTAATGTAACCCATGTGTTGCCAGACTTTTATTGGGTGGCTGAGCTATCGAATTTGTAGCTGGATGGCAGCTTGCGAGCGATACCGCTAGTTGGGTGCATACAGCGGGTTCTGGAATCAACCGATGGGTTCGCCACATTGCATGATTGATGCTTCAGCAGCTATTACGTTGTTCTGACAGTGGGTGTCGTTGTCGAGCGTACTGTCTCGGTGGTAGCGGTGTGTCGTAAGCAAAAGCCCCTTGAGAGGGGATTCTGCTTGGGCTAGTTTGTGCCAAAGGTGGCGAAACGTTTGTGCCAAAGCGCGCGCAACTTTGTGCCAAAGGCGGCGCGACGCAATTCCTGAGTCGGCAAAAGTTCTGGCGGGGAAGGGTAAGTATTTACCCTTGATGGATTCAAAAGCGGCCTGAAACTGTGCAAAATAGAACGAACGTTCGTTTTATTGAGAGTTTCATGGCCTCGTCTACCGTTTCCCGTTCCACCACTTCTCCCGCCGCCAGGGATGCGGCGCATAGGGCCGGCCGTTCGGGGCAGCAAGGGGAGAGCGGGCCCGTGAAGACTAGCGCAAAGTCTCGCAAGCTGCACGCCCAGGCGCAAGATGCGGTTAGCCCCAGGAAGGCCGTTGAGGCTGCAGCCGTCCGCTCTGCGGGCCGCTCGCTCGCCAAAGGTCAGCAGACCAAGGCCACGATTGTCGAGGCAGCGCTCAATCTTGCCACCCATATCGGCCTTGAAGGCCTGTCCATTGGCGCGATTGCCGAGCTCACGGGGATGAGCAAATCAGGTGTGTTTGCCCATTTCGG